CTGTGTAACCACAGATTACTTTAAGTACAAACGCAACGTCAAATTCAGCCGATACAACATGTATCTGCGCGACTTGTTTGAGTGCCAGTACTGTCATGAAGTATTTGACTTTGACGAACTAACTATTGACCACGTGCTTCCACGTGCCAAGGGCGGTAAGACCAACTGGGAAAACTGTGTAACTGCATGTAAGCCATGCAACCATGCTAAAGGTGACAAATTAATGAAACCTAAGCACATGCCGTTTAAACCAGACTACTACAGCCTAGTTAGTAAGTGGAAGGAAAACACTCCGTTTAAAGTTAAGCACCAAAGCTGGAATCAGTACTTGGGCTTAGAATTAGCGGCTTGATTCTTTTCGTTCTGCCAACGCTTTTCTAGCTTATCGGCTAGAGTTTCAACTTTGCCAGCATCGGGTAATCCGTCTTTATCTAATAGATACGATGGGTTTGGCTCGGTGTCTGGCAAATCGTCGCCTACTGGCTTTTCGCCAGTTAGCTCAGGTCGAGCAAAGTACAAACGGAACCATTCGTCAGTTCCTGTTTTGATGTTTAGATTTTTTTCAATTTGTCTCTTCTGAGACATGCTGTTATTCACAGCACCAACAGGACTAAACGGCTCTTCATGGTCTTGCTGGATGTTAGTAGTTGTTTCTAGTAGACTGCCAATTCCTGCTAGTTGTTTTAACTCAGCTAACTCCCGCGGATCCATGAAAGCGTCAGGATTACCAGTGTCACCTTCATTATAAAAGTTTGCAGAAGTAATCTTGTACTGTTTCATTTGCGTTTAAGTGTAACTGGTCCAGCTGATTTAACTGGACTAGTTGTGTTAGTCCCCTCAGCTTCTTCTGAACCACGCCCTGTATTAGTAGTTGGACGGATGCCCATTTTCTTTTCAGCGCCACGACGAATTGCTTCGTCAGCATCACTAAAGTCAATCATAGCAAACTTACTACCTAGTGCAGCTTCAGTGTCGTTATCGTTTTCACGCGGACTTGCTGCTAGTGCAATGCCGAAACGATATGCAGAATACGGACTATTGTTATTGTCTAAGGCCGAGTAGGTAACTAAGCCAGGGGTTGCACCTTGCAATGCGCCCGCTAGCTTACCTTTTCCCTCAACAATTACCTCATTGCACTTCATTTTTGTAACTTAATGCTTTGGTATTCGGCCATTAACTTTGCACCAAGAGACTCAATTGGGTTAAAGTCTTCTACTGCTTTTTCTTTTTTAGTTAATGGGTTGTCGCCCTTGGCTGCTGCATCGGGGTGTTGTGATTTTTGCTTATGCAAGTCATCGCTTGTGTTTGCAAAGCCAACTGTTTCTGCACGGTGTGCGCCACGAACATCTGGCTTTGGAGAGTTAGCAACTTCTTCTGGCTCTTCAACATCTGTATTGCCATAGTCTTTAGCTTCTTGGGCTACAACAATAGCGGCTTGCTGTGCGTGAGCTTCGCCACCGCCTAGGCCTGCCATCTTTAACATAGCCATTAGTTGCTCAGCAGCTTCACCATCTGCACTAATGTTAACATTTTTGTGTCCTTCGTTGTCGGCACTTGTGTTAACGCTAATACGACCGTGTTGTTGCTCTGCTTGTTGCATGTCTTGTGCCATGCTACCCATTGGGCTCATGCACTCATCTAAGTCCGCTGCTTTACGACGAGACCCAATTACTTCGTCCTTTTCGCTTTCAACTTCGCCATCTTTGTCGTAGTCTTTATCAGCTTTTGGACTTTTGGCTTCATCAACTTCTTCTTTATCTTTTTCAGCTTTTTTCCAAGACTCTTTTTCGTCGCCGTCTTTGTCAACGTCTGTAAAGTCTGGCTTAGCCGATTCAGCAACTTGCAATCCTGCTAGACGTGCTAGTTCATTTAGCTCGTCTTGCTCGCCCATTACATCGCGGCGCAGATCTGCTTTTAGCTTTTCGTCACTGCCATGGCCTAATGTGTTTAGTGTTGCACCCACTGCCTTCTTACCAAAGTCTTTAGCTTTGTCTAAGAAACTTGGCTTTGCTACAGGAGCCGGTGTGCTTGGGTATTGTGGGGCAAAACTTGGACCACGGGATTCTACTGTTTTTGCAAAATGTGCATAGGCACTAGCAGTATCGCTTAAGAAGTCTTCATTATTATTCAAAAGGTTACGTGTAGCCTTTGGTGTTAACCCAATTTCAATACACTCGTCATAAACTGCATCAAAGAATACATCGCTCTTTGTATC